ATGTATGATATATGGGGAGCTGCGAAAGCATCTGCCCATAATCAGCCAAAAGCCGGGACACTACTTGTTGCGCGTGCTGGTACTGAACTAAACTGGAAATCCAGCGAAGTCAGCACCGGATCTTATGGTGGACCGTGTGATCGGACCTGGCAAAGAAAGACCAGGGTCAACGGGGGTGTGATTTATACTCCCCGCGACCTATCCGCTGCAGCGTGGAAGAGGCGTTGTCTTGGTTTGACCCTCGACAACATCCCGTCTACACTATGGGAGATAGTTCCGTTCAGCTTTGTGGTGGACTGGTTTGTCGGGATCGGACCGTGGCTTCGCGCCGCGACTCCGGATCCGTCAATCCATGTTTTGGGTAATTGGGTGTCCACAGTAACAGAGACAACTCAGCAAACAAATATGCAAGAGGTCTCTGGCTACGTGGGTACTCCACCTAACCATACGTGGTATTATCTGTGGCGTGGTCAAACTTATCTTGTTCAAGATAAGAACCTGCTCAGAGAATGCAACGCACCACTTTCACTAGGTCCATTGACAGTCGAGACTCCGCTGTCATTCGCGAAACTCTTAGACGGTTTGTTCCTGTTACATGGAAACGTGCTCGATAAATTTGCACGGCTCCGTCTTTAATCAACTCAACCAAGGTGAACCCAAATGGGCATCAGAACGATGACCGTTTCAACGGGGGCAACTATTGCTCCTACTGGCGGGTCTAACATGGTCTTTGCTGACGATGGCACGACCGTCCAGAACGGCTGTCACATCATAGTCCCAGCAACAACGGACTATCGTGTGCGGGAAAACGCTACGGTGAAATACCGTGCGCCGACCCTTGCAGCTGATGGTTCCTACTCGAAGGATAAGAAGAGCATCACGTATGTGGTGCCGATCATTCTTGCGAGCGGGAAAATCGCGTTTAACACTCTTCGTGTTGAGCGTGAAGTCCACCCTGAGTTCAGCGCAGCGAATGCGGCCAATCTTAATGTGATTGGTGCACAGCTGCTCTGTGATTCGGAG